AGCCAAGAAACTTTACTCCATCTTCTTGAATGTCCAATTCTTCTACTTGCCCAACAGGTAAACTATGATCATGAAAAGCTAGAAGCTGTTTATTTTTAAGAAAAGAAACTGCATCCAAACCTCTTGGATCAAGTCTTTCTTCCATTCTGTCTACTATATTAGCATTTGCAATGCCCATTATATTTACTTTGTCTGTTGATGCATCGAATTGTTTTTCTTTAGTGCCGCTTTCAAATTCCTGAATTCTTTTAAAGCTCATTGGCAAATGTTGAATGTCTCTTTCAAGATCAAGCTTTTTTTAATGTATAAATGCCGCCCTTATTTTCCCAGCGATTAGCATCCTTATATGTAAGTGGTTTAAATGGATTCGAGTTAAAAGATAAATATTTATTTCCCATAATTTCCCCTATTAAATAATCGTGTCTAATATAGCTTCTGCATTACTTTGTGCATCATCTGGAAGAAAGACTTGATCCAAGAGGTTTGGATGCAGTTTCTTTTCTTAAAAATAAACAGCTTCTAGCTTTTCATGATCATAGTTTACCTGTTGGGCAAGTAGAAGAATTGGACATTCAAGAAGATGGAGTAAAGTTTCTTGGCTTAACCCTTGCGCAGCAAGAAATAAGAAGTTTAATTTTACAAGATATTTTGAAAACTGTATCTGTTGGGTTCATACCTAAAAAAATTCAGGCTCCAGTTTTTGGTGATAATGGTGACCTTGAAGAAGAATTGGTCATTTTATTATGGGAACTTTTAGAACTTTCAATTGTCTCTGTCCCAGCTAATCAGGATTCGGTTTTTGAAGTGCGGGGCTATGAAAAAACAAGTAAAGATGCTAACATTTTAAACAAAGGGCTAGACATTGAGGGGAAAGAATTAGCTGAAATTTTGTTACTGTTAAAACAAGATTCAGATAATACAGAAATTCGGACCTTGATTTTTGATGAAGAAATATTTACAGTAGAAGAAGCAAAAGGCTGGGCAAAAGAACATGATTTTAAAAGTAGCAAAGTTGATGATACAAAAGAAAATGTTAGACTTAGTCAACAAGAGCCCGATTTATTCAAGCCCGATTCTTTTAGGACAATTGAACTAGATGAAGGAGTAAAAGCTGTGATAGGTAAAAAGAAAAAAGTAAAAGAAGATAACACTAAAAAAGTAAAAGAAGATAACACTAAAAAAGAAAATGAAGAAGATGCTAGTGAAAACGATGATGCAAAGTTATCTGATATAGTTACTTTACTTCAAACGTTAGGTTCTACATTAAAAAGAAATCTTGAAGTTTCTGAAGCAATTCTGAAGCAAATGGATGAAAATAAATTGGGTGAAGATGAAGATGATGATGATGATGAAGATGACGATGAAGATGAAGGTAGTGTTCACGAAGATGATGAGGATGATGAAGACAAAACCGGAGATGAAGACGAAGATGAAGACGAAATAGACGAAGACGAAGACGATGATAAAAAATCAAAAAAATCTAAAAAATCCAGTAAATCAAAAAATGATTTTGATGATCGTTTCAAAAAGATAGAAGAAAGCATAGAAAAAATGACAGCAGTTGTAATTTCATTAGTCCAAAAAACTAATGCAGAGTTTATATAAGGAAACATTAAACAAAATTAATTTGTTTTTAAAGGGGAGAAAGTCATGACCAACAAAGAAAAGAAAGAAACTAACAAGTCGGATGCAACATTGGATAACATTTATAAAATGTTAAAAGATAAAAAAGCCCCTGCCGAAATTGGTAAGCCAATTTATGCAAAGGACTTTGATTGGGTGGGTGGATCTAATAAAATAAAATCTATCGTAGGACAGAGGCTTGAATCAAAATCTGATGCAGCCGCTTTACCTCTAAACTTTGGCTGTAAACAAAGCACCGGATATATGCCCGACGATGTACGATTGAGATTGTACAATTTTAAAAAAACTCTTAACAATGTTGAGATTCAAGCCGCTTGTAAATTTCCTGGGCAATATGTGACGCCAGATATGATGAAGCAAACTCCTATTTATAAAAATCAGTTAGAAGCAATGTGCAAAGCGTTTAATGTAACCGATTTTAGTAACTGGATTCCAACAGTTAATTCTCGTTTCTTCTTTGAAGAATTGGAAATCCCGTTTCTTTTAAACGATAATTTTAATCAACAACCGATGGATTCTGCCACTGTTGAAGTCCCAGGAACTACTGGCCATTTGGAAGGTTTTGAAGAAACCGATGATGCAACATTTACATCTCAATCAAGACCACAAGCAAACTACACTGTGACTAGTCGAAACAATGTTGTTCATGCCCAAATCACTCAAGATTTAATGGTAGATTCGGCTCCTTCCATAATCGAAAATTTACGACAAGATGTTGGAAAAGGCGTTGTTCGATCTTATGAAAATTGTACAATTAATGGAGATACTACTGGCACTCCTAGAGGAAATAGCCATCAAGATTCTGATACCCAGGCGCTTGCTTTAAATCTTACTTTCTCAAAAGCCTTTGACGGTTTAAGAAAAAAAGCTTTTGCTAATGATGCTGCTTTAGGAGCAGGAACAATAGTTTATGATCATGGATCAGATACAGCTTCCAAAGCTTTGTTTGAAAATGTCATGGGACTAATGGGAAAATTCGCTAGCGAAAAAGATGATTTAATTTGGTTACTCGGTTCAACAATCGAAAATCAACTTGTAACTGGAGCAATCCCAGAATTATTTACTGCATTTGCTTTCGGTGGATTAGCATCAAACGTAACTGGCCAAGTCCCTCCAGTTTTTGGAATCAAAGTTGTAACCTCCGAAAAGGTCAGAGAGGATTTAAATAACGCAGGAGTTTTTGACAATTCTGTTCTCGACAAAACTAGTATTCTTTTAGTCAAGAAGTCCAGATTCAATAACTTTATTCGACAAGCCATGAGAATTTTCGCAGCTCCTTCTCTACCTTCAAGTGACATCATGTTAATGACCGCAAAGATGCGACACGCTTGGAATGGTAATCCTCAAAGCGCTGATGAAAAATCAGTAGTAATGGGAAGAAATATAGCATTGACCACCTAATTTATTAGGGGAGTAGATAGGCAAAACTAAAAGCCCACTCTTAGAGGTGGGCAAGTAAAAAGGGGAAGGTATGAAGTGCATAGAATTAATTTGCCAGATTGAAAATGGAATGCCAATGCCCGAATGCTGCGGTGCCGTTTTAAGAAAAGGTGATACACTTATAGTGAAAGAAGAAGTAGCAAGTAGAATGTTGCTCCAATATAAAGCATTGTTAAAAAAAGGAAGAAAATTAGAGCGTGAAACTTTAAGAGGCGGCCATTATCAATTATTTTTGGCAAGCGGTAAAGAAGCGGAACATCAAGAAGCTCCAGAGAAAGAAAAAGAGCCAACAGAAAAAGAATCTCCTTTAAAATCTAAAAGCGCTGATAAGTCTATGGCAGGGAAATCTAAGGGCAAGCGAAAAAAGAAGAGGTAGGCTATGGCCCTTACCACTTTAGCGGAAAATAAAGTTTATCTTGGTATTGATCCAAGCGATACTAGCCAAGACGTTATAATTGAAATATTCAGAGAAGCTGTTGAGCAATTAATTCTCAATTTTTGTGAATGTTCTTTTGAGCCTGTAATTATTAGCGGTCCTCCTGGGGAAATTTTAGACGGGGATAGATCCGATGTAATACTGCCTAGAAATTCTCCTATTATTTCAGTAGAAAAAGTTTTTATTAATGTCGATTTAGACGGATCAAACGGATCTGAGTTAATAGAAAATGAAGATTTTTATATTGATGATAACGCAATCATATTGCGGTTTATTCATACTCCAAAAGGAAGAGGACTTGTGAGGGTAGATTATACTTTTGGATTTGCCTCTGTTCCACCCGATGTTAAGTTAGCCGTTTTTCAATCTGTTAAAGCAGAATTACAAAGAAAGAATAGAAATACAGAAGATATTTCGAGCCGATCTAAAGGAGACGAAAGAGAGTCCTACGCTGGAGTTTTCGATACTAAGACTGGGCTTCTTAAAACAGCTATTGCCAAGATTCAGCCTTATAGAACTTATGAGTTTCCCAATATAGGAATAGCTCAAAGGAACACATAATGGCTGAGCCAAAACCATTACGAGAAATAGTCAACTTTATTAAAAGAACAGATGATATTTTTAAAATCTCTGGGACTAAAGCGATTATTCAAACCATGCAGCAAATTAAGCAACAAGCAATTCGTAATGCTATAAGACAGTTTATAGGCAGAAACGATAGGCCGCTATCTGGGGCACTAGTAAATTCAATTTTTACAGAATTTACACAAAGCGGAGATGAAATACCAAGCGCAGCTTTAGGAGTTCAAAATATTCCTTATGGCAGGATTCAAGAATTCGGGGGAGTAATAAAGCCTCTTGCTACTAACAAAATGCAGAAGCTATGGATTCCACAGTTTAAGAATTCTGGAAGAATGACTCCTAGGGAATTCATAAATTTAAAGAGAGCAAACCCAGGTCAGTATACATTAAGCGTTGATGCTGGAGTAGCTGGCAAAGTTGTAGGCAGGGGCAGGAGTAGAAAAGTAATTCCCTTCTTTTTCCTTGCTGACAAAGTAAAAATTCCAGCTAGACCATATTTAAGACCGGCTATAAGAGCAAAGCTTTCAACTTATCCTAAGTTTTTTGTTAGATTCTTACTACAGGAATTGGGGAAAATATAAAATGGGCATAAGAGAAGACATTTTAACGGCTCTTGGAACGAGATTAGCTACCATAACAAATGCTAATAGCTATACGACTGATGTAAAAAATGTTTTTTTTGATGAAATACCCATGGGAATAGATTTACAACAGCATCAAGTACCAGCTATTTTTATTCTTGATCGGGCTGACAATTTTCGGATGATACATAAAGTTATTGAAGGTAGCTGGGAATTTGATTTACAATTATGGCATAATAGAGTGAGCGATAATACTATGAATAGATTTTCTGGAGATGTTTTTAAGGCAATTTTTGCGAATAGCGCAACAGCGTTGGTGCAAGACCAATTCCGGTTAACTGATCGAGTTTTTGAAATTGTTCCCTTGAATATTGCTTCAGATTTGAATATGATTGAAGCTAATAGAATAACAGAAATAAGTTTTACTCTAAAATATAGAGGCAAGCCATTTGAATTATAAAAATTAAAGGAGAAAAAAATGAAAACATTACTAACTATTTTAACAATTTTCACAATCTTTTTATTCGGATCAATTAGCGAAGTAGAGTCCCAAGATTTTTTCAACAATGAAAGAACCGCAAGGACTACTCATATTCATGCGACTGTAGGAACAACTACAGCCGATGCTATTAACTCCACAGATATAGGCGGAAACGTCTTAACTTGGAAAATTTGTAATGATATAATTAACACTTCTACTTTCTTAGCAGTAGGAAAAGCTTCTGATGTTTCCGACGATGGAACTAGATTAAATAAAGGAGATTGTTTCACTTGCTCAAACTGCAAAAGTTCTACGTTAAAACTTATGAGAGTCGAGGGCCAAGCTGCTAGCAATGGGTACTCAGTGATTCAATATAGGAAGTAAACTACTCTAATTTTTATTTTTATAATTCTCTGGGGAGGGAAAAATGAGTATCAAATACAGATCGAAAAGAGATTACGACGCTATCATAAGCGGGGATAAAGAAGGTTTCAATTTAGGACTTGATGGTTCTATTTTTCTAAAGACAGAAGCGGTACAGAGGGTTTTCCAACCTCCTTCTATTGGTACTCAAGGAAGTTCTATCGGTGATGTTGCAGCTTCTACAGATATTTCCGCTGGATCAGATACTGATTTAAAAGCGTCTGTAGATGGAGGATCTAATGTCACAGCTTCACTTACTTTATCAGGTTTAACCACTGGAGCCGCTATTGAAGCAGAATTAGAAACTAAAATTAATGCTGCACTTTTAGCAGATGGACAAGATGGAAGAGTTTGGGTTTTCTTTGATGTATCAGATTTTTTTGATTTTTTATCATCGTCTTCGTCTTCGTCTATTTCGTCTTCATCTTCGTCTTCATCTCCGGTTTTGTCTTCATCATCCTCATCATCTTCGTGAACACTACCTTCATCTTCATCGTCATCTTCATCATCATCATC